GCCTCCGCTCGGGCTGCCTCTGTCTTCGCGCGTAGATAGCGCTCGCGCGCCGTCTCGTCTTTGCTGGCGTCCTCCATGTTGGCGCGCCACGCGTCAACCAAGTTCTGCACCTCGTCACTCATGCGTCCTCCCGGCACCTCTGCCTGATTCGGTTGTCTCACGACTCGCTACGCCTCGCCACTTCCGCCGCGCCTTCTCCGTCACACTCGGAGCACGGGATGTCGACGTTCGTGAAACAGTCGCAGCCCTCTCCGCCGAGACAACCACGACGGTGCAGTGGGACGCTCCCCACGCCGTCACATTTCGCGCACGCGCTCATGGCTTCACCTCCTCGCCACCCACCCAGCACCGCACCCGGCCGCCCTTACCGAATTGGGCGACGTGGCCGTGCTGGAGAATCCGCCGCCAGATGCGCCCACGCTCGTCGTCGGCCTTCGGCGTCTCGCCGCCCCTGAAGTCCACGCGGCGTTCGAGCTCGACGCCGGAGAGATTGGAGGTAACGATGGTGACCCGCCGCGCTCGGTAGCGCTCGTCCAGCAGGGAGCCGATGAGATCAAGCGTGTCGTCGTTCATCTTCTCAGAGCCAATGTCGTCAACGACGAGCACCTTGCACAGGCGAAGCATCCGCTCCCTGCGCCCCGCCGAGGTGGCCTCGCTGTAGTCACCGCGCCCGCGTGCTACGGCCGGCAACTCAGAAGCGTGCGCCACGACGAAGGGCTCATCCCTCGCCGCGTCGCCAAAGCCGGCCGTAGCGTTCCACGGGTGACGGCGGACGAAATAGGCGAGAGCATAGACGGCGGCTTGTGTCTTCCCGGTGTTGCGGTCTCCGAGGAGCGCGAGCCACGGGTGCGTCATGCTTCCGTCCGCGCGGCGCGGCTGCTTCAGCCAGCGTGCGGCCACCAGGACTGCCGGCCTGTCCCGCTGGAGCGCCTTGAAACCCTCCAGGTGCACCTCCCCCGCCCCAGCGCGCCGCAGGTGCGGCACCACGTCCACGCGCTCGATGTCCCCCGCCTGCTCCTGAGCCTTCAGCAGCTGCCAACCGTAGTCGGCTGCCTGCCCCATGCGCAGCATGTCCAAGTAGGTGTGTGCGTGCTGCTCTGGGAAGCGGGGGTGCCGCTCCGGGCAGTCCGGGGGGCACAGGCGAATGGCGCGCGCCTCCCGCTCCACGCGCTCGGTGTCCTCGCGGTGACGCTTCGCGGATTCGAGGGCCATTGCTTTGAGGGTTGGGTGCATCGGGCCGCTCTCGTTCGTCTCGCTCATGCTGTGCTCCTCGCGGGCCTGCCGCCCGGAATGTCCTGGTCGAATTCGTCAACGCCGCTCACGGCGGGCCCCTGGGTCCGCTTGGTCGTGCCCGGGGAGGCGATGGCCTGCCTGACCCACCCCTCCCACCCTGAGGCGAAGAGGCCCAGCGCGTAGCCCTTGGTCGCCGCCCCCTCCCACCCCATGAACAGCCGGAAGGCGGCTTTGACGTGGGCCAACCCGTGCAGTTTCACCGCCTCGCCCAACTTCACTCGCTGGTGCTGCGCCATGGCAGCGACGTCCGGCGCCCCTTCGGGCAAACGGGGCCTCACCGTCTCCCGAGCCCAGTCGATGAACTCCCCGAGGGCCGACGAGGTGGGGGGGCGCTTGGGCTTCTCGGCCGGCGGCTGTGACGCATCCTGGACAGCGAGAACCAGCGGCTGCGCTGAAGGCGCCTGCGAAGCAGAAGGTACGGCTAGGCACGGCACGGCACGGCTAGGAGTGACCGTTGTCACGGACGCGGTCACGTTGTCCGGCACCGCGTGACCATCCTGTGTGACCACAGGGCGTGACGCGTGTCCGGGAGTATGTCCAGCGGCGCGTGACATTGCCGCCTCTGCGTCCATGCCCGCGTGACTGCCTGCCGACCCGCCAGCAAGCGCCTTTTCTCGGTCCCGGGCTCGCTGTTCCCGCTTGCGCTGCGCGTCCGAGGACTTGGCTTCTTGGGCCGCAAGAAAGTTGGGGAACACGTAGCCGCCTTCCATGGAGCGAAGACAGCCGTCGGAAAGGAGCGCCTCCACAGCTGGGGTGACGACCTCCAGCGGCATTGCGACCAGCGCCGCGAGTCCTCGAACGCCGGCCTTCCCCGTGTGGACGATGCCTGCGCGGTCCGCCTTCCGGAGCAGCAGAATCAGCAGCGCTTGGGCCTGCCATCCAAGAGCCAGCCACTCGGCCGTGTCGCGCACATATACCCTCACGTAGCGCTCGTCTTCCCAGCGCATTAGGCGAGCTCCTCGCAGGTGGGCATGGGCTCGCCAAGGAAGGCGTGGAACAGGGTCACGCGCGGCGCGGTGCGGCGGTGCCCGGATTTGCGCACCACCTCCATTGCCTCCACCACGCGTGGCTGCCCGTACTTGCCGACGAGGTAGTAGATCTGCCGCTCCAGCGCGCGGGGCATTCGGCCGATGTGCAGCCGCCAGATGTCCACCGCCGCCTTCGCCTCAAGGTTGACAGCCCCCATGTCAGCCCTCGCCCCGGGATACGACGGAGAGCGTCATGCTGAGCCACGCGGTAGCCGCAAACTTGGCGCGGCTGATGGTGGTGAACGTGTCGCGGTACTTCTCGCCGTTGTCCAACTCGGGTTGCCACTCGCCATTTGACTTCTTCAGGTGGACGGTGCGTCCTCGAACGGACAGAGAGAGATGTGAGGGGCTGTGCTTCTCCCACTTCGGCAAAGCAGAGGAACGCGCCATAAATGGCACCGGCCCGCTCCGAGGTCTCACGCTCGAAGGGGCCGGCGGCTCCGATGGGCTGGAGCTGAAGTTGAATAGCACGGGTGAGACCTGCCGAAGCAGCCGTGCGACGTGAGGGGAGGTACTGCCTGCGTGCTCGGAAGGCAACTTCTTTCACGGGGTGAACGGCGGCGCTTCCCCCGAGCACGCGGGGATGTCGGCGGCAAGGATGCTGACCCAGTGCGCGCTCTTCCGACGCTGCCATTCCGCATAGGCGCGACGCACGCGGACGGCACAGCCGTCATATAGACAGTGCTTCACACCCGACACGTCGGGATAACTCCAAATGTGCGCCTTGGACATCACACGCCTCCCGGGAACAGCGACGCCTGCCGCGCGGTATTGTCCTTCTCGACGCACGGGGCGCACAGGCGCTCGCGGTCCAGAGGGAGGGGGTCGTTGCAGCGGGCACACCCTCTGTCGTGGTGGATGGTGCCGGCCTCGTACAGCGTCCACGCACGGTGGGCACGGAGCGTCTTGTCCACGTCCTCGGGCGTGCCGACTCGGGCGGTGCCGCAGGCCGAGCAGGCAATACGGCTTCCGGGTGGGCCGCTGTAGCCGTTGGGCATGTCGGAAACGGGCACCATGTGGCATCCGCACCCAGCCTCTTCGCACGTCGCCGTGTCGTGCCACGGCAGGGGCCGCCCGTTGTTGAGCGTTGTCATGCAGTCTCCGTGCAGTTGCAGTCGACGAGCTCATCCGACGCTGGCGCAAACAGTTCTCCCTGAGTCTGTGCGCGCTTCAGCAGTGCAGCGTATCCAGGAGTTGTTGAGGGGTCGACAAAACGCGCAGAACGAGGTGCGACGCTGGGTCTGGTTGCGGCAATCGCCTCTTGCTCAATCCACCATGTGGCGAGGTCGGGGCGGACGCGCATGATGCTGGCGCGGGTCTGAGGCTGCTTGAGGAAACAAAGGTCGCAATTGCCCTCCCATGGCTCCAACTCCAGTGTAAATGGCATGGCCTGCCAGAAGCGCCGCACATCGTGAACGGTGATGCCACTCTCGGCGAGGGGGAAACGAAGGTCCCAGCGTTCTCGCCCCTCTGATGAGCGCTGCCGCGCGATGCGGCTAGGTTCATCGGCCCGTAAGCCAACCACGTTAGTCCAGTGCTCGTAACCAAGGGACTTCATGTGGTCGCGCATGGGGCGAATCTTCAACTCTTGCGTGCAAAATCGCTGGGTGACATTTGGGAGTACGCGACGCCGTTCAAGCAGCCGCGCAAACGGTTCGCCATTGCGGTTCGCGGTCTCGAAGTCGACGATCCTGAATCCGGGGCCGTCATTCCCGTCCCACTCCAACCACGTCACGGGAACACCCCAGTAGTCCTGGCAGCGCTTCACAAAAAGAAGGGTCTCTTCACGTTCCTTCCCGGTGTTGGCGAAAACGATATGAACGTTGCGCCGCAGGCCCCGGCGAACAGCAAGGGTCGTCATCGCGGCCGACGTTTTTCCACCACTAAAGCTAATTAGCGCTGGGCCTTCGATGTCAAACGGCTCGGTCACGTCACGCACCTCCGCAGGGGTTTGGGCCGCGCAGGCGAGCGGCCTCGGCAGAGACGCGGCACTCCCAGCACGGGCGGGACTCCCACGCCGCGCGCACGGATTCGGCTTGCGCGCGGGTCGCATAGGGAACCTTCATCGACAGGTGACCGCAGGAGTGCGCCCACAACACCATCAGCACGCCATTCTCGCGGACAAAGACGCTGGAAGGCATCACGACTCCTCCGGTGTTTCGGTGGCCACGCCGCAGTCGCCGGCCGGCACGTCCCCCGGGAGTCCGAGTGCCAGCATCAGCAGGCAGGACGCGAATTCGATGGCGTGCTGCTTCGACAGAACACTGACTCCGGGTTGAGACTGCTGGCACGTGAAGACGACGAAGCCGCGTCCGTCGACGTCAACGCCCTGCATCTCGGCCACGGTCTGTTCACCATCGGGGCGGGTCTTGTCGTAGACGGTCGCCACCTTCACGGGGCGTGGCGTTGTCATCACAGCCCCTCCAGCAGAGAGTCCGGCGACACCTTGTAGAGGCGGGCAAGGTCCATCAGTTCGGTGACCTTCACCGAGCGCCGCCCAGTCTCCAGGTTGGAGACGATGGCCCGGTGCTCGAAGCGCATGCGATCTGCGACGTCTTGCTGCGTGAGGTTGGCGACCGCGCGACACTGTCGCAGGCGGGCGGCGAGCACTTCATCTCTGGTTGGCTTGGGCATGGGGAGAAGATGCACCGAAAGAAAGAATGGCGCAAGATATTGACGCGTGACCGACCGAAGCGTAGAGATAAGTCGTTCGCGCAGTGGTGCGCGGGGAGGCGACATGGCGAAGCCGCATGAGATGACGCTGGTGGTGCACAAGGAGAGTCCCAACCACCGGCCGGAGATTCGTGACGAGACGGGGCGGTCGGTCGCTGTCGTTTACGTGGCGTACAAGTCGGATGGTCGGTACAGCGTGCCGCAGCACGAGGAAGCGGAGGGTGTGGCTGTCTTCTTAGCCGCCGCTCCGGCGATGGCGCGGGCGTTGTTGGGCTGTGGCCGCTTTGCCGTGGAGCCGAATGGCGATGCGGACGTCTGGCACACGGAGGCGTGCTGGCGGACGGGGCGGGCCATGTGCTTGTCGGAGTGCTCGCAGGCGCGGGACGCCCTCCGCAAGGCCGGGGTGATTTCATGAGCACGCCCGAGGACAGGCTGTTGGACGTGGACAGCGCCCACCGCCTCAAGTTGGAGAACGAGGCGGCGATGAAGAAGCGCTTCAAGCGCGCGGTGTCGGACGTGCGTGACGGGACGCTGTCTCAGGCCGCTGCGCGCGCAGCCCACGCCGTCCCGGAGTCCGCGCTGCGCGAGGCGCTGAAGGAGATGCCGTGATTCAGCGCCTTCGCTGCATCCGGTGCGGGGACGAGGACGACATGGACCCAAACAACATGTACGGGTGGGGCCTGTGCTCTGCATGCTGGGACACGTCACCGTATCCGCGCGACGCGAAGTGGCACAGGTGGATGGATCGGTGGCAGAAGAATTGGGAGCGCCACCCCACGTACAAGGCCCTGGCTGAGGCGCTTGAGGCGATGGAGAGCGCCCAGTACGGGACGCTCGTGGAGGACGCGCAATGAGCAAGACAGAGGACATCCTCTCCGAGCCCGTGCGCGTGAACGAGCGAGCGGACTGCGTCTACTTCTTCGACGGGATGGTTTGCGCGGACATCATCGGGCCGGAGGAGCAGCGAAAGGCGACGCTCCGGCTCGTGGCGCAGGCGCAGCGCATGGCGCGCCTACTCACCGATGCGACGGGGTGCACGAGGTACCGAGTCCCGGACGATTGCGGCTCATGCTTCGGGTGTCGCGCCAAGGCCGTGCTTCGCGACGCGGGCGTGTCAGGACCGGATGATAGGGGTGGGGCATGAGTTACGCGCGGAAGTCGTACTGTGACGTCTACGTGTTTCTGTCGGTCGGCGGGCAGTTAGAGTGCTGCATGTGCGACCTACCGGGACCGTCGACGTTCGTTTCAACCACCACCGCTGAGATGGTTGCCCACCTCGATCAACACCGCGCCGCCGGCCACGACGTGCCGGCCGACACCTACGCCGGTCTGCGCGAGGACCAGCGCGTCAATGACCGGTGGATGGCGCTGGTGGCTAGCGGCATGGAGAGCGACGCGGCGTGGGATCGAGCGTGCGAGGAAGGCGGGACGCCATGAAGCTCATGAACCGGAAGGCGCGGGCGTTCCTGCTTGCGGCGGTGACGGACACGGTGTGCGAGCACTGTGAGTGCGTGCCGGCGATGTTCGGTGACTACCTGTGCGGCCCCTGCTTCGTGAGGGAACAGGATGCGACCAGAAATCGAGACGAGGCGCGACGATGGCGCTAACCGACGAGCAGCGCCGCATTCGACGTACGGGCATCACGGGCACAGACGTCTGTGCCCTCATGGCACCGGTGCTCGGCATCCCGTCCTTCTCGACGCCCTTCGAGGTGTGGAGCGCGAAGATGGGGCGGGACACGCCGAAGGACGTCACCGAGGACATGGAGCGCGGGACGTTCCTGGAGGACGGCGCCCGCCAGTGGTACGCCCACCGCACCGGAGCCCTGAAGGTGGAGCAACCCGGCACCGTGGTGTCGCGGCGCAATCCCCTCGTCATCGCCACGCCGGACGGGGTGGCCCACTTCCGGGACGACGTTCGCGCGCTGGAAGTGAAGATGCCGGGGAGCGCGGCGGGGTGGGGCGAGCCGGAGACGGATGAGGTGCCGCCGTGGTACCTGCCACAGGTGCTCTGGCAACTCGCCGCGTTGGAGATGGAGCGCGCGGACGTGTTCGCGGTGCTGGACGGCAAGCCGCGCCTCTACCACGTCCGGCGTGACGCGGAGGTCGAGGGGCTGATGGTGGAGCATGCCGAGCGCTTCTGGAGGGACTACGTCGTCACGGGCAAACCGCCCGAGGTGACGGCAGCCGACCTTCCGGCCGTGTCGCGGCACTTCCGCAAGCACGAGACCGACAACCACCTCGACTTCACCACGCTGCCCGCCGAGTCGCAGGCCGTGCTGGAGGAGTACCTGCGTGCCTACGTCGAGGAGAGCGCCGCAGCCGACCGACTGGCGCTCTGGGAGGCGCGGGCGAAGCTGCTGGTTGGCGGCGCTCCGGGCGTCAAGGGGCTCCCGGAGGAGACGACCATGTCTCGCATCGACTGGAAGCAGAGCAAGGGTCGCGAGGCGGTAGACGTGAAGGCGTTTCGGGCGGCGGTGGCAACGAAGGGCTCAGGGTTCAGACGCAGGACAGAGGCGTTGTTGAGGATGTGCACGAAGACGAGCGAGGGCGCGAGGCCGTTTATCCCCCGCGCCATCACGAAAGGGAAGCGATGAGCACGAGGAATCTGAGGAGAATTATTCAGCAAATGCAGGGTATGACTCTGAGCGGGGACCAGTCGCGCGCTTGCCGCGAAGCCCTGTCCGAGGTGGAGGCCATCGAGAAGGCGGCGCGCGAGTTTTATCTGAACGGCGATGACGCGAACTGTGAGACCGCGTGGGCCCTCATGGATACGATTGGCGCAGACGTGGTCGCAAAGGAGTCCGACACGTGAGCGCCATTCAGAAGAACGAGACCAAGGCGCTATCGCCCGTTGACAAGGCGATGCTGGAGATCATGGGCAGCATGGAGCGCAGAGCGGCGCGACTGGAGAATCTGCTCCCGCCGGACATGCCCGTGGAGCGCTTCAAGGAGTCCGTGCGCCTCGCCCTCGCGCAAACGCCTTCTCTGCTGAAGTGCGAGCCGGGCACCGTGCTCCTGTCCGTCATGAAGGCCGCGAAGCTAGGCATCGACGTGGCGGCGGGGCCGCTTGGGCACGGCGCGCTGGTGCCCTTCGGCACCGAGTGCACCTTTGTCCCCATGTTTAAGGGCCTCGTCATGCTGGCGGTGACGGCGGGCGTGGTGAAGGACATGACGCCCGTGCTCGTTCACGAGAAGGACCACTTCGTGCCTACGGAGGGCGATGACCCGCACGTGGACCACAAGCCGTATGTCCCTCGGAAGGCGGCGGACTCGCGCGGGGACATCATCGCGGCGTACACGCGGGTGACGCTTCCGGACGGCACCCGCGTCATCAAGGGCATGATGTACGCGGATGACATCGCCCGCGTGGAGGCTTCGTCGAAGGGGAAGAACACGCCGTGGAACGGCCCGCACCGTCCGGAGATGGTGAAGAAGTCCACTATCAAGAACGCCTTCAAGACGCTGGGCGTCCCTGCCAGCGAGCAGACGGCGCGGCTCCGTGATGCGCTTGCGGCGGATGTCGACGCGGAGGCCCGTGGCGTGGACGAAGAAGCGACGCACACCGTCACGCCGGCCGCTGGCGTGGAGGGACTCAAGTCGGCGCTGAAGAAGAAGGCGGCGCCCGAGGACGCGCAGACGGAGCCCGCCGCGCCCCTCCCCATCTCCCACCCGGACGCGCAGCCGCCCGAGCCCGGGAGCGAGGGATGACAACTCAGCACAACGAAGGAGCAGTCATGAACAGCAAGCAGTGCCGATGTCCGCCGCGCCCGTACTACTCGCCCGGCAGTCTCGCGAGCGGGAGTTACCTGGAGACGGAGAACGTCAAGCGGTGGGTGGCGGAGCACGCCCACCACCCGTACGCGCAAGCCCGTGACGACCTCGCCCGCTCGCTTCAGTTCGCTGAGTCGAAGGTCGGCAGCGGGTCAGCGGTGCTCGACATGGTGGCCGACGTCTTCGGGCTGCCGCGTCGAGAACTTGCGCCCGGCCCCGCCCAGGCGTAGGTAGGTGGTGGGTCACTCCTCCCTCGCAGCGTCGCAGTTCTGGTGACCCACTCGGTGCCCCCTGAGACCTAAAAGCGCGGCATGCGAAGCCCCGGCACCTCCCCCGTGTCGGGGCTTCGTGTTTCTGGCGTCTGGGCGCGGGCGCGTTACCTTCATCGTGCCCCTTCGTCGGGGCGAGGAGATGCGCACATGAGTTACGACGTTTGGTTGATAGCCCCGGCCTGCGATCACTGCAAACGCGGCGGGGAAGAGGTGTACTCGTTCAATCTGACCCATAACGTCAACGGCATTGTCGACGCGTGCCTGAAGGCGTGGGGCGATGTGCGGGCCAAGGACGACGCGGGCGGTTCCTACACAATGCGGTCGTGGGGCGCTCTGGATGGGTGGCGTGCCAGCGATGCGACTCCGATTCTGGAGCGCGCCGTTGAGGAGGCGAATGACCCAAGAAGGGAGCGGGAATTTCGTGCCATGGAGCCGAGCAATGGATGGGGCAAGTTGGACGACGTGCGCAGGGTCCTGAGTGAATTCCTCTCCGCATGTCAGCAACACCCGGACGCGAGCATCCGCGCAAGCGGCTAGCGCGCACCTTGTGGTCGTGTGCCTGCGAGGTGCATGACGAGCGCGGGCGAGGGCTCCACGCCAAGGGTGGGGCCCTTCGTCTTTCTGGACTCCTGCGCGGAGAGGAGTACCTTGCTGGTGCCGCAGTGGTGCGGCGACGAGGGAGGACAACGTGAGTACGAAGCAGATTCAGCAAGTCATCAGGCAATTCCGGGCCATGTCCGCCGCAACCACCGATGGGTGGAAAACGGGCGAGGACGAGGCGCTTGCACAGCGCGCGCTGGCCGAGGTGGAGGCCATCGAGAAGGCGGCGAAGACGCTGGCGCAGGAGTGGGATGACCTCGCCGACCACCCGAGCGTCGGAGACATGCGCGACGCCAAATCCACGCTGGGACGCATCGCCAAGGAGGCCCCGTGAAGCCGGAGAAGATGAGCGCGGAGGACGTAGCGGCGCTGGATTTGAAGCAGGCGGCCGGCTCATTCTGGCACGAGGGCGAACAGCGGAGGTTACTCGCCCACATCGCCGCGCTGGAGGCAGAGCGGGACGAGTGGGAAGAGATGCACGCACAGACCGCCGGGGAGCGTGATTCCCTGAGGGAGTTTCTTCAGGAGGCCGAGTCCCGCCTCGCCGCCATCCGCCAGCGGGCGGGGGACATGCTTATCCCCGGCCGTGCCGCCCTCATTGCTGGCGTGACTGCTGGAGCTGCGCAAGACGTCGCTCGCTACATCCTCGGCGACGACGCCCCGGCGCCTGTGTCCGAGCCCGGCGGGGTGCAGCAGGAGGCTGGGACGCCGTGTGAGGGGCACGACATCGGCGAGTTCTGTGGGGCGTGCGGCAACACCGGGGTCGACATGCGCGCCACCCACTCCGAGCCCACCACGGCGGAGGCGTTCGCCACGGTGCGAAAGGTCCTTGGACGGTATCCGGAGTGCCAGCAGGACGAGGTGGACGACGACAACGCGCAGGACGCCCTCTCCCTACTGGAGCGCCGCATAGGGACGATGGGGCGGGCTGCGCACGAGGTGGTCCGCGTGGCGTTGACCGGCCCCGGAACCATTGAGCCGGACGTGTTTAAGGCGGTGCAGCGACTGGAACTCGCCCTCACCGACGCCCCACCCGTCTTCACGCTGGAGGAGGTAACGGGGACGGCGGACGAGCTGGAGAGCATCGCCGAAGAGTTGATGTTGGCTTCCAAGCACAAGGCGAATCCCGGCAGTACGAACGGCACCCTCGTGCAACATAGTGCTCGTCTGCGCGAGGTCGCCAGGGCCCTGCGCCGGTAGTTGCGTCAGGGCCCGGGCGGGCGTAGCGTCTGATTCGACGTGAGGCGTCAGGCCGCATCTCGGTGCGGAGAGGGTGGCGCCAGCGGCAACGCTCCCGGTTCGAGTCCGGGCACAGACAGGGCTCGGGGCGACCCGGGCCCTTTGTCTTTTCTTGCACCAAACGCGGGCTGGGCTTAGTGTCTGGAGTACAAGACCCCGGCGGCCAGGGCGAATGGTAGACCTCAAATCATCCACGCTCGCAGTTCCCCCAATGGGTGCCACGCTAGAGTGAGTCCAAAGGGCTGTGACACGGCCAGCCACACTCCAGCGGCTTGGGCGAGGGCCCCGGCAACGGGGCCCTTCGTCTTTGCGGGGTGTAGAATGCCGCCATGCTCACCCCTCCACGCCTCCCGCTGCTGCCGGCGCTCGTCCTCGCCGCCTCCGTCCCACTCGGCCTCCTCCTCCTGGTGGCCCCGAGGACGCCACCGCCACCGGACGTAGCAACGGAGGTGGACGCGGTGTGGGCCTCGGACGTGGACCCGCTCGGCCCCGGGGTGGTGCTTATCGGCCCGACGGCGACTGGCCCTCTGCCGGGGCAGAAGCGGCCACCGTGCACGCCCGTACGAGAGCGCGAGCTCGCCGGGGGCTGCTGGATTGGGACAGAGCACCGCCCACCGTGCCCTGAGGCCGTCTACGAGGTGACGGGGAGGTGCGTGCTGCCCGTCCAGGCGGCCAAACGTCCGGACACGTCCGTTGAGCAGTAGCCTGCTTGCTCTCTGTGTGCGGCCTGTGACACGCTGGGCGACATGCCTGGGTCAGAGCCGACACCCACCGTTGTGAACGAGAAAACCGCCTTCGGGTGGCCCGTGTTCGTGCCCATCGCCCTCTGCCTCTTGGCGGCCGGCGGGGGCATGGCGCGAATGGAGAGCCTCCAGCGGGATCAGGACATGACCCGCGCCCGGGTGGACCTGCTCGAGCGCCAGCAGAACGCCGACAGGAGCCGCCTGGACGTCCAGGTAGCCACCATGAGCGAGGTGCGCGCCCTGGTGCTGGAGGTGCGCTCTGACGTGCGGGAGGTGCTCAGGGGACAGCCCGCGCAACCCGCCAAGGCGATTCTTCGGTAAACTAGGGCCTCCTTCAACCAGGAGAGCCCATGTCCGACCCCGCCGTTACCGTCACCGACGGCCGCCCCGTCCTCAGCAACGTCCAGACCGCGAGCCCCACCGGTGCCCCCGTCATCCCGCCGGCCGCCGTGCCGTACGCCCTCGCGGGCATCGGCCTGCTTCAGGTGGTGGAAGAGGAGGTGAGCAATCCAGGACCGTGGGACGGGCCGCGCGTACTGCGCCTCGCCATTCGCATCGGCACCTACCTGACGCTGGGCGCGCTGCCGGGACTCCGGAAGCGCTAGACGCACGAAGGGCCCGGCACCTCTCGGCGTCGGGCCCTTATGTCTACCTGCCGTGCACAGCACAAGACGCGACGTCGCTGTCGCATGTGCACCACGATCTGTTTTCGACGGCCGGGAGCGTTACCTGTCGCTTCCCGTGCACGGAGCAGGAGAAGCGGTGCTGAGTCGGCGGCGCATCCGCCTTCGCATCGCACCCAGGGCACTCGTCCTCGGGCTTCGGAGGCGGCTCGGGCTCGCTGTACACCTGACTCGCCGGGTACGTCTTCCCGGCGATGGTGATACTGGACGGCGCGGGCTCGTCCCACACCAGCGACTTGCCGTCGCGAAACGCCTGGGCGTCCTCGGCGGTGCCCCACGTGTCCGGGTGGTCGGTTACGCCCACGAGGCGGGCGGCAGCAGCGCCGCCCTCCGGCGCGTCGTCGTCCGACAGGGTGCACGTCTCGTTGGCCACGTCCGGATGTCTCTTCGGGCGCGTGCGCTCACGTCTCTCCGGCCCGGCGTCGAGGTCCACGCCGAAGACGCACTCAAGATGCCGTATGACATCCAGACGACCCGAGGCGCGGTCCTCCGTGAGGCCGAACGCCTGCCCATTCAGAGCGCCTTCGCGCAGCCGGCGGAGTTCGGTCTCTATGGCGGTCCAATGGATGGCGCGAGAAGAGGGCGAGGCTTGCAACTCGCGGACAAGGCGCGCATCCGCCTCAGCCCTGAGTGCCTGTATCTCGAACGTCCGGTCATGCTCCTGCGCGTGTCTGCGGCGCGCTTCCCGCGCAACCGAGTCAAGACGACTTGCCGCCTCCTTCAGCGCCAACTCACGGAGGCGCTCTCGGTCTGCGGCGTGGCGCGCCTCCGTTTCGTCCAATGTCTTGGCGAACAAGTCGAGCCCCGTGTGATTTCCCCCGCCGCTCGCGCCATTCATGGGCTGGGCGGCAATCCACTTCCTCAGTCGGTCCAGCGTGTCAGTGCTCATTCGTTCTCCTGCGCGGCGTCGAGGTCAACGCCGAGGACATCTGCTACCTGAAGCAAGGCATCCCGGACGCCCTGTGCGTACTTGGCATGGAGCAGATCGTCTCCCGGCCGCAGGTCGCACAGCACCTTCCGCACCTCCGACTCCGGCAGGTACCTCTCGGCGGGGCGGGACTTCAGGCGCTCGACGACCTTTGTTGCTGCCGCCAGATAATCTGGACCGATGCGCTCGCCCTGCCTGCGAAGCGAAGCTCCTTCGTCCTGAATGGCCGTCTTCGCCTCATCCAGCGCCGCGTCACGGGCGATGGCGTCCATCTTCGTTCGCCGTGCTCCAAGCGCGGTTTTGAGCCGCTCCACCTCGGCGCGGTGCTCGGACAGCAGGGCGTCCAGGGCGTCGGCCATCTTCGACAGGCGCACATGCAGCCACGTCTCTTGGGCATTCTGCTTCGTCTCGTGCATCTCCCGCTTCAACGTCTCCAGCGCGTTGCTCATGCTTCCTCCAGCGCGTCGGACGCGAGGCGCCCGAGGTAAATGAGGCCGCGCGAGGCGGTCTCTTCGTGGTTGTCCAGCGCGGCTTGGCCCATGAGGCCGGCCATGTCGCGGATGGTGTTGAGGACAGCGCGGAGGCGGTTGTTCGCCACCTCCAGTGCCTCCACCTCGGTCATCGCGAGGCTCGAGGCGGCGCTCATCGCTTCCCGCCAATCCAAAGAGGGCCGCCGAAGAAGGGCTGGGACCTGAACGCCTGCTTCCAGCGCCCATCCGTCTTCGAGAAGTACGGATTCCACCCCGCCCAGAAGGCGGCGGTGAGGCGGCGCCGCGTGGAGGCTGCACGACGAGGGCGCTCGGCGGTCTCTCGCATCGCAACGACGTCTCGGAACGCGTCCTGAAGTAGTCGCTGAGTAGGCGAGAGCATGTCGCGGTGCTCGCGCAGCCACCGGCGCGCTTCGGGCCCGGTGACGATGCGTGGGTAGAGGCGGTGGCGATGTCGACGCTGGAGCGGGAAGGGTCTCACGGCTCCACCTCCCACGCGGGCATGGTGACGCGGTATCGCGCCTCGCCGGTGTGCGGCACGGCGGCGCATGGGGTGGCCTCCACTCGCTGCTCGAAGAGACGGATGAATACCCGCCCGTCAATGCGCTCGCCAAACTTCACGTGCGAGAGGTGGCCAGCGGGGGTGAAGATGGCGACGCGCTCCCAGTTCCTCGGGCAGTCGGCGAGGTGGGTAGCGACGTTGGCGCGCGGCCTGTCTGCGATGATGCGGAACCCGTTGCGCTTCCACGAAGCGTTGGGCGTGGCAGTGTTGCTCATGGTGTTGCCTCCCTCGGGGCCCTCGCCCCGCAACGCCCGAAGCCCACGCCTTGGGAGCGTGGGCCGGGTGCTAGCGCGTCTTTCTTCCCAAGACCGCCGACAGCGTTGGCGGCAAGAGCAAGTCGCGCTTGCAGAGTCCACAGTGGACCGGGCCATCTGGAATCTCTGCTTCCGAAGCAGAGCCTATGGGGCAGTCACAGTCGGGACATCGCAGAGTGACCCGCGAAATCGACATGTTCGCATACTTGCGCCGACTCTCCCGTTTTGCCTCCCTATGCGCAGCTTTGGGGGTGTTTCGCCACCGCTTTGTTCCCAATGACATGTCATCCTCTAGTCCGGCAGGGTGGGCCGGGTGTTACTTGTTTCTAAGACACCACACCCTCCGCTCCATCCGCTGGGCTTCCTCGACGAGGAATTGACGCGCCTTGCTTGGGTCGATGTCCTCTCGAACTACCAGCGCATGATGTCCTTCCGTCCCCACCTCCTCCCGGATGACTGTGGCGAGTCGCGCCAGCAGGGCTGCACGCTGCTTTGGTATAAGTCGCATGTCGTCCTCTAGTCCGGCAGGGTGGGCTGGGCGCTGTACCCTTGCGCCTTGCGGACGGCCTTCTCGGGCGGTGCGGACAGAACGCGGGCGCGGAGTTCATGGCCGTTCGCATATGGGAGACGGTGCATCATCATGTCGTGCGCCTTCTCGTCGTCGAGACTAAACCCATCCTCCACCCACGTCTCGTGAACCTCGATCTCGACGACCCATCGATAGAAACCGTTGCGATCCGGGTTGGCAGACGTCTTTGCGGCCTTCATGGTGCTTCCTCCCTTGCGGCGGGCCTCCCCGCTGCGTGAAAAGAACCGTACGGCACTTCGTCCGTGGGTGTCAAGTGGCTCGTTTCGCTTGACGCCTGCGACCCTTGTACGTTGGCACGCCACGCCTGCGAGAGGGGCGCCCAGTCTTCGCCTCGTGCTGTGGCCGGCGCCCACGCATGCGGTTGCTGCGGTGGTTTCGGCACCACCCGTGCTCTCCCGCGCACCGACGGCGGCACGGCTTCTCGCGGCACGGACCCTGGAAGGGCGGCATCATCCCACCTCAAGGCGGATGCGCTTGTGCGGCCAGTAGCAGAACGGCGCGGCGGATAGCCATGGCTCCCCGGGCTTCAGTCGCCACTGCCACGCGGTGCGGGTGTTGGGCTTGATACGACGCTGAAGGCCGCAGTCGATACATCTGCGCCCCCCACCAATGACACGTCTCCCGGGCTTCATCCATCGGTGCTTCTTCATGTCTCTCCTGCCCGGCACGAGGCCCCGGGCGGGCGCTGGTGGTTAGGAACTACGGGCTGCGGTCGTAGGGATTGGCGTCGCAGGTGTTGCACCCGCCGGACGGGCACATGTCCATGGTGTGCGAGGCGGCATCCACCCTGGCTGCGCGAGCGCGCGGGGCATGCTCACGGACCCAGGCGGCGCGACCCTTTGGGGTCATCGAGTAGCGGACGCCGTGGCCCGTAGCCACATCCACCACAAAGCCCATGCGCTTGAGGCGGCCGACCGCGTTCCCGTTCAACCCTTCGGGGAATGCGCGTCCCTTGGTCGCCTGCATCGAGCCGCCCACCTTGCCCAGTGTCGCAAGAACCGCGAACTGCGAATCGGTCAGTCTCATGTCTTCCTCCCGTGCGGCGGGCCTCCCCGCTGCGTGAAAAGAACCGTATCGTTCCTGCTATGGCGGTGTCAAGTGGCGCCAAATGAGCCCGTGCTGGCGCCCCGGCGGGTGGGTTGTTCAGAAGTCCTGGGGCTCCTCGGAGACCAGCGCGACCGGAGCCTCATCCAACCGCCCGTCCCACTGCCGGATGCCCACCCAGCCGTCGCTCATGTACTCGCACGTCCCGAAGAAGACCACCGCGCCGCCAACCACGTACCGCACAATCTTGCCGACCAGCGACGCGCGCCCCGTCACCACTTCACGGAGGGCCAAGGCTGCGCGGGCCATGTCGTTGTTGGCGTGACGCGGACCGACGAGGTTCACCAGCGTCCGAGGGGCCTCGCGGGTCAGCGTCTCCAGCACCACCACATCGCTCGCGTCCGCACTCCACGTCAGGTCGATCGTCATCGTTGTCTCCCCTGCGGCCCTCGCCGCGTTGATGAGAGGACTATGCGGTATGACGGCGCGGGTGTCAAGTGGTGTTGTTGCGAGTCATCGTTGAAGCGAGCGAAGCACGGCGGCACGCTCCTCGGGGCTCATTTCTCGCCACGTCTTCACGGGGCCGGGCTTCACGTGCGAGCCGCCACGCAGTGGGATGCGCTCGTCGCGTGGCGAGACGGCCTCCGTGGCGTTCGGGCGCTTTGCCTTGCGCCAGTCCATGCCCCGGCTCACGACTCCTCCCGTGGCCAGTCGAGGCGGGTGACGGCGCCCGTCGTCTGACGCTCGATGCGGTCAACCGTCTTCAGGCGCGGAGAGTGATCCCCGCGCTCGTACTGCATCACCCGGACGTGAGACACCCCGAGCACCTCGGCAGCGGCCCTGAGCGACAGACCATGCTTCTTCCTCCATTGCGACAGCGTCATGCGGCCTCCAGTGGTTGAGAACTGGTTACCACGGCAAGCCATGCATTGCCGCTGTTGGCGTGATTTCGCAACAACGTGGCGCTTAAATGTAAGCGAAAGCCCTCACCGCTCGCCTTCGATGTGTGGTTGGTATCGGGTTCCCCTCATGACTACCTCAGTGCCCAACGGCGGCACACGTCGTGCGGTGCCGGACGCTGCGCCGGTTGCCCTGCGGCTGTTGTCGTCCTGAAAGACGCAGTCCGGTTGAACCTGCCGAGCGAAGCCGGCGGGTTCCAGCCGAAGGCTGGCCAGCGTGCGTGTCGCTTCGTCGGGCAGGGCTGCCGAGACTCCACCGGGAAGGGGCGCTCGCCTTGCGTTTCGGCCGGCAGGGCGTACAACTCAAGCAGGGAGGAGCGCATGACGACGAGGGAGCCGCTTGAGGACTTGAGGGACGCCACGGAGCGTATGGAGGCGGAAGCGAGGCCCGCCCCAGCCGCGATGCTGGGAGAGGCACTGAGGCACCTCCGCACGGCCGACGCCTCCCTCTCGGACGCCTACAGAGGCGCATCCGACGAGGAGACGACTCGACTGCTGTGTTTGGTGCGCGGCGCCATTCGACTGTTGGAGCAGAGAACAGGTGATGGCCGGGAGCTCTCGCGATGACCAGCATCGACCACCCCAGCACCTGCCCACACGGGCTGACGTGCCTGTGCGGCGCGTGCGCGGACGTGGCGCTGCGTGCGAGCCTCGCAGAAGCCCCGGCTGCAGCCGAGTGTCGTGAGGGCGTGGCGCAAGAGCGCTCGCAATGTCCCGGCCGACCTTTTGGAGAGGTCGGCCCCTGTGTGGCGGTGATGCGAGTCGCTCGCGACGAGTGCTTCTACTGCCGGAGGCAGATGTGACTGCCGCCGACGCCCCGACCATCATCGAGCACCCGAGCCCCAACCACTCCCCGCGCAAGGCCGGCGTGCGCGTGGACACCATCGTCATCCACCACACGGCGACGCCTTCCACTCTGCTCGGAGACCGCATCGCCCTCCGCACCCTGTGCAGCCCTCTTCCCGGCAAGCGCGTCTCGGCGCACTACCTCATTGGCCACAGGGGCTCGGTGTACCGCCTCGTGCCCGAGGACCGCACCGCGTGGCACGCTGGCTTCTCCTGTCTTCCATGGGAGGAGCAGGCGCACGGGGCGAGCGTCAACCCTCACTCCATCGGCATCGAAGTGGTGAACCCCGGGGACGGGACGACGCCTTTCACAGAGGCACAGTACCGCGCGCTCTGCTGGCTCGTGCCGGACATCGTGCGGCGGCTGGGGGGAGATGGCGTGGTCGTGAGGCGCAGCGCTGATGGTTCATGGTCCTCGGGCCAGTCGTTCTCCACCGCATCCGCCGTCATTGTGACGGGCCACCGCGACGTGGCTCCGGGTCGGAAGACGGACCCCGCCGACAACTTCGATTGGGGCCGCATCCGCGAGGCGCTGGCGGGAGGCGGGGCGTGAGGACGAGCGAAGCCTTTTGGCTGTGCGTCATGGTCTTTGGCTGGGTCGTTCCGTTCGTCGCATGGGGGGTGTATGCGGCGCTGTCTCGTGACGTGCTGTGATTGCCGCGCCGCGGCTCTTTCTCGGCGCCCTCTTCTTCTCGTGGCTGGGCTGGGGCGACAGGGCAAGCAGGTAGGCGCTTGCGCTCGGTGGGTTGGTTGTGACACCGTGTGGGTGTGGACATACCTGAGAACAGGAAATATGAGGCACCCCGCGCGGCCCCACGGAACGCGGATGGTACGTTCGTGAAGGGCGCGCCGTCCCCCAACCCCGGTGGCATCTCTCGACGCGTTGTGGAGGCACGCAGAGCCATTCAGGACGGTCTGTTGCCGCTGGCCCTGCGACACGCGAAGTGGGTGTTGACGGGACAGGCGCCGCCGGATGCGACCGAGGCCGAGCTGACGCTCTATGGCGGCGTCACGGTGCGCGACAGGTCGGACGTGATGAAGACGGTGGTGGAGTACAGCATCCCGAAGCCGAAGGCGGCGGTGCGCGTTGACGGCAAGGGCGCAGACGGCGCGGTGACGGTGCAGGTGGTTTCGTACGCGGAGAAGCAGCCATGAGCATCCAGTGCCCCAACTGCGGCTACGTCATCGAGGACGGCGGGGCGTCGAGCGGACTCGCGGACGCGCTACGCCAGCGTGGTGAGCCCGACCTCGAGGCCATCGCGGCCGAGATGATGGCGGCTGACCCCTCCTCCGTGCCCGTCTCCGAGGCCATGCCCTTCGAGGCGATGCAGGCCGAGCCGGGCATGGTGCTCGCGCTGGATGAGCAGGGTGAGCCCCTCCAGACGTCGGAGGAGCAGGTAGCGGCGCGGGGGCTGCGGCGTATTCCTCCGGGCGGCGTGCCCGCCTCTCCCGACGCAATGGCCCAGGCGCTGCGCACTCGCCCTCGTCGGTAGGAGGCCCCGTGACGGTCGTCACCCTGCCCAATGACTGGACGCCACGCTGGTACCAAACCCCCGTCATGCGGTACTTCGACGAGGGCGGGCGCTTCGCCGTGGAGAACATCCACCGGCGGGCAGGGAAGGATCTCACCGCGCTCAACCAGACGTGCAAGATGATGCACCGGCGCAAGGGCGCCTATTGGCACATCTTCCCGACGGCGGAGCAGGGGCGAAAGGCCATCTGGGAGGGCTTCACGAAGGACGGCAAGCGCATCATGGAACAGGTGTTTCCGCGCGCCATCCGCAAGAGCCCGCGCGACTTCCTGCCAAAGGCCGAAATGGTGGTTGAGCTCAAGTGCGGCTCCATTTGGCGCCTCCAGGGTAGCGACAAGATGGAGGTGGTGGGCGCGGGCCCGGTGGGCGTCGTCTTCTCCGAGTTCGCTCTCGCCAAGCCGTCCACGTGGAACCTCATTCGCCCCATGTTGCGAGAAAACGGCGGCTGGGCGTGGTTCATTAGCACGCCGCGCGGCAACAACCACTTCAAGGAGCTGTACGACTCGGCGCTGAAGGCCAACGCGGAGAGCAAGGGTGCAAAGTGGTTCGTCAGGACTCTGACGCTCCTGGACACCAAGGCGTACGATCCGGAGGAGACGTTTCGGCAGGAGCGAGACAGCGGCATGCCCGAGTCGCTCATTCAGCAAGAGTACATGTGTGACTGGACGGCGGCCAACGTGGGCAGCTTCTACGGCTCCCTGTTGCAGGCGCTGGGGCTGCGCGGCGGCCTCGCCGAGTTTGAGCACGGCAGCGACGAGGTTTTCACGAGCTGGGACCTGGGCCATGACGACTCGACGGCCATCTGGTTCTGGCGCCTCAACGCCCGCCGGGACGGGGTGGACTTCATCGACCACTACGAGTCCAACGGCAAGCCCATGAGCCACTACTTCGACGTACTGGAGGAGCGCACGCGAACGCAGGGCTACCGGTACAAAAAGCACTGGCTGCCCCACGACGCCCGGGCGAAGACGCTTCAGACGGGCGCCAGCATCCTCGAACAGTGCATGACGCGCTGGGGCTCAAGCATGGTGGCGATTGCCCCACAGCTTTCTGTGCAGGACGGCATTCAGGCGGGGCGCTGGCTGCTTCAGCAGGAGACGCGCTTTCACCCCCGCTGCTCCGCCGAGGCGACGCCCGAGGACATTGACGGCGTGGACGCGCTGCGCTCCTACCACCGGGCATGGGACGAGGACCGCAAAACGTTCTCCTCCGCGCCCGTGCATGACTGGGCGAGCCACACGGCGGACGCCTTCAGGTACGCCGCATGCGTGGTAAAGGTGTCGGAGTTGCTGACGCGCAAGCCGGAGCCGCCCAAGGCGCCGGTGGTGCGCGGAATTGACTCGTTCACGCTGGACGAGGCGTGGACGTCGGCTCCGACGCGGAGCGGGAGGATTGGATGACGGAGGTGAACGAAGCCCCGCCCGAGGAGTCGCCGGCAGGCTGGGCGCAGCGCTGGCTGCCGGAGATTGCCGCCGCGAAGTCGGCCGTCGAGGCGTGGCACACGAGCGGGGACAAAATCATCCGCCGCTTCAAGGACGAGCGCGAGTCCTCGCAGCAGGGCGAGGCGCGGATGAATCTCTTCAGCGCGAACGTCCTGACGCAGCAGGCACTGCTGTACGGCAAGACGCCGAAGGTGAGCGTGGGGCGGCGCTTTGCGGATGCTGGCGACGACGTGGCACGCGTGGCCGGGGAGTTGTTGGAGCGCCTCCTGAATGCGGACATCGAGCGGGATGGCGACTCCTACGCCGAGGCCCTTGGCTACGCGCTTCAGGACCGCCTGCTTCCCGGACTCGGGCAGGTGCGCATCCGCTACGTTGCCGAGTTGGAGACGTCTCCGCCCACCCCGGCCATTCGCGGCCCGGACGGCGTGGAGTTGGCGCCCGAGGTGCCGGGCGTGCCGCGCAAGACGTACGAGTGCGTGGAGACGGACTATGTTGCTTGGAAGGACTTCCTGTGGAGCCCCGCGCGCATCTGGCACGAGGTGCGCTGGGTGGCCTTCAAGGCGTGCATGTCCCGCCGGCAGGTAAAGGAGCGCTTTGACACGCCGGAGTTGGTGGAACAGCGCGGAGGCGTGGAGGTGGCGGATGCCATTCCCTACACCAACAAGCGCCATGGCGACGAGGACAAGAAGCCGGACCCGCTGGCCCGCGCCGAGGTGTGGGAGTTGTGGGACAAAGAGACGCGTCGCGTCTTCTGGCTTGTCGAGGGATTCGGCCTGTGCCTCGACACCAGGGAAGACCCGCTCTCTCTTCGCGGGTTCTTCCCGTGCCCCCGTCCCATCCTCGCCAACGCCACCACGGACAAGGTGTTGCCCAGGCCGGACTTCGTCCTCTCGCAGGATCAGTACGACGAGATTGACGCAATCACCACGCGCATCAACCTTCTCCAGAAGGCGCTTTCTGTGCGTGGCGTCTACGACAGGGGCGCGGAAGAGGTGAAGCGCCTCCTGACGGAAGCGGCGGTGAACGAGCTCATCCCCGTGGAGCACTGGAATCGCTTCGCGGAGCGCGGGGGTCTCAAAGGCTCCATCGACTGGCTCCCGCTTGAGCCCATCGTTGCCGCCATCGCAGCGCTGGACGCTCGGCGCGAGGTGGCCAAGGCAGCGTTGTACGAGGTGACGGGCATGAGCGACCTGCTGCGCGGGCAGGCCGTCACGGCGAATGCCACGGCCACCGAGCAGAGCATCAAAGCCCGCTTCGCCTCCGTGCGCCTCCAGGCCCTGCAAGACGAGTTCGCCCGCTTCGCCTCGGACGTCCAGCGCCTGAAGGCCGAGGTCATCTGCTCCCTGTACGACGAGGACACCATCCTCACGGTGAGCAACGCGCAGTACACGGCGGACGCGGCTGTAGCGCCCCAAGCCGTGGCCATGCTGAAGGAGCGCTTCAGCAACTACCGCGTACAGGTGAAGCCGGAGAACGTCTCCATGCAGGACTTCGCGGAGATGAAGTCCGAGCGCATGGAGGTGGTTGCTGGCGTATCGCAGTTCCTCACGGCCGCCGCACCGCTCGCCCAGCAGATGCCGGGCTCTACGCCCTTCCTGCTCCGGATTCTCCAGTGGACGATGGCTGCCACCAAGGGCGCGTCGGAGATTGAGGGGGTGCTGGATCAAGCCATTCAGCAGGCACAGCAGGCCGCATCCCAGCCCCAGCAGCAGGCGCCGGATCCGAAACTCATAGCTCAGCAGATGAAGGGCCAGCAGGACATGCAGAAGGTGCAGGCCGAAACGCAGGCACGCCTTGTCGAGATTCAGGCCGAGGTGGCCGCTGACGAGAAGCGGGAGCAGAACCAGATGCGCTACAACGTCATGGAGGCCAACGCCAAGGCGCAGATTTCCAAGGCACTCAGGCCGGAAGCGCAGCAAGGCCCCGGGGGCCCGAGGAGCACGCCATGAGTCGCCAGCGCTGGGCGTACACCATGGGCGGCAAACCTCTCGCAGAGCCCGTCCTGGTGAGCGAGGACTTCCAATCCACGTGCGGGCTGACGGCGCCTGTCACGGACTTGTACATGGACGGCGTCCGCGCGCCGGACGGGACGGACATCGGCAGCCGCACGAAGCGCCGCAACTACATGCGCGCCAACAACCTCGCGGACTACGACGACTTCAAGGGCACGTTTGCCCGCGCCGCACAGGAGCGGCAAGCCATTCAGCAGGGTACCCACCAGCGGGAGGAGCGTCGCCAGGACGTCGCCCGCGCCATGAGCAGGGGACGGAAATGAGCGACATTCGCGATGCACTGAGCGCGGCTTACGAGGCTGATGCAAAAGAGGAGACGTCTCCGGCCGCCGTTGTTGAGACGCCCGCCGCCGAGGTGCCACAGCCGGCCGAGAGCGCGGGAGCGGAGCGTGGCCCCGATGGCCGGTTTGCGCCGAAGGCCGCTCCGACCGAGGCGCCCACGGCCACTCCCGAGGCGCCGAACGAGCCGGCCAAGGCGCCCCCCACGCCGCCCGCCACCGCTGGCGTCGACCTGAAGCCGCCACAGTCGTGGAAGCCCGCCATACGCGAGAAGTGGCTCACCCTCCCGCCGGAGGTGCGCGAGGAGATTGTCAGGCGCGAGCGGGAAGCCTCCGTGGTCCTCAACCAGTCGGCCGAGGCGCGGCGCACGGCCGAGGCATTCTCCAAGGCGATTGCCCCGTACCGTGGCGCCATTACCGGCGAGCCAATGGCCGTCGTGGGCAACCTGCTCCAGACGGCTCACGCGCTCCAGACGGGCAGCCCCACCAGCAAGGCCGCCCTCGTCGCCCAGTTGGTGAAGGCGTACGCGGTGCCCATCGACGCGTTGGACGCCGCGCTGTCCGGGCAGGCACCAGAACAGCGGCAGCAGGAATTCAGGGATCCGCGCCTCGATCGACTCCTCGAGCAGGCCGAGGCGCAGCGCCAGCAGCAGGCCACGTACGCCCAGCAGGAGAACGCGAAGCGGGTGACGGAGTTCGGCGCCACCCGCGAGTTCTTCGACGACGTGCGCGACACCATGGCGGACATCATCGAGCTACGCTCTCGCCAGGGGATTGCTGTCACTCTGGAAGACGCGTATGATCTTGCGTTGAAGATGCACCCCGAGATTGCCGGGGTCGTCGCTCAGCGGGAGGCCGCAAAGGCCGCTGTGACCCAGGCAGGGGCCACGCAGCGAGTCCGAAACGCCTCATCGAGCGTGCGGAACGAGGCAGCCCCCACCGTGGCGGCCCAGCCTGAAACCGTGCGCGGCGCGCTGGAAGCGGCGATGTCCAAGTTCTCGGCCCGGTAGCCCCATGCGGAAGGGGCGTGAGCGAGCGGCATTGGCCGCCCACGCGCAAGAGTTCCGCTCAGGCCCACCCCCTTTCGAGGCACCATGGCTTTCCCGAACGTTTCCGACATCATCGCCACCACCATCGAGTCGCGGTCCAAGAAGATTCGCGACAACGTCTCCAAGAACAACGCACTTCTGGCCAAGCTTCAGCAGGGCCGTGCCGAGCGCACCTTCTCTGGCGGCCGGCTCATCTACGAGGAGCTGGCTTTCGCGGAGAACAGCAACGCCGGGTGGTACTCCGGCTACGACACGCTGCCCACCTCGGCACAGGACGTCATCAGCGCGGCTGAGTTCGCCATCAAGCAGGCCGCCGTGCCCGTCGTCATGTCGGGCCTGGAGATGCTCCAGAACAGCGGCAAGGAGGCGATGATCGACCTGATGGAGGGACGAATCAACGTCGCCGAGTCCACCATGGCCAACCTCATCTCGGCCGCCCTCTACTCGGATGGCACTGCCAACGGTGGCAAGCAACTCGTCGGGCTGGATGCTGCGGTGCCCGTCAACCCCGCCACCGGCACCTACGGCGGCGTGGACCGGGCCACGTGGACGTTCTGGCGCTCGCAGGTGCAGAGCCCCGGCGTCGCCCTCACCTCCAGCAACATCCAGGGGTACATGAACACCCTGTGGGCCTCGTGCACGCGCGGCGCGGACCGGCCGGACCTCATCATCGCGGATGGCACCGCGTGGGCGGTGTACATGGCCAGCCTCCAGGCCCTCCAGCGCTTCACCGGCACGGACACCGCGAAGCTCGGTTTCCCCTCGGTGAAGTTCATGGATGCCGACGTGGTGCTCGACGGCGGCATCGGTGGGTACGCCACCGCGAAAACCATGTACTTCCTCAACACCAAGTACCTGCACTGGCGGCCCCACTCCCAGCGCAACATGGTGCCGCTCTCGCCCAACCGACGCGTGCCCACCAACCAAGACGCGGAGGTTCAGATCCTGGCCTTCGCCGGCAACCTCACCTGCTCCGGCGCCCAGTTCCAAGGGAGACTCACGGGCGCATAATCGGCTATACTGTCCTCCGTCAAAGGAGGACACATGGCCGACATCACGGGGAATCGATTCGGAATGCTGACGGTGCTACAGGAGGCGGAATCGCGAGTAACCGCGCGCTCCAAGGGGCGCATCCGGTACTTTCGCGTCCGCTGTGATTGTGGGACCGAGAAGTCCGTGCAGTGGGCCGCCCTTCGGTCGGGAGTCACGAAGTCGTGTGGCTGCCTGTCCCGCGAGCGCTCGACGAAGCACGGCATGGAGGGCACCAAGGTCTACGCCGTGTGGTCCTCTATGAAGGCGCGGTGCCAGAACGCCCGGCACAGGGCCTACAAGAACTACGGCGGTCGAGGGATTTCGGTGTGCGAGCGCTGGCAGAAGTTCGAGAACTTCTATGCCGACATGGGCGAACCCACCGGAGTGCTGGACCGCATCGACAACGACGGTGATTACACGCCGACCAACTGCCGCTGGACGACGTGGAGCGTATCCAATACGAACAAGCGGCACAGAAAGGCTGTGTAGCACATGGCATTCGGACGAAGTGACACGCTCCTTGGCGGCCAGCGCATCGAGGAAGCCTCCAGCACCCAGCAGCACCCCTTCGGTACCCGCGTCGAGGCGCAGGACACCACCTACGGCGCGGGCGAGTTCGTCTACGTCAAGGGCGTGGCCAACGGCGCCGTGGGCTCCGTCGTCACGTACAACCCGTACACGGGCGTGACGGCCCTCGCCACCACCCGGAGCAAGGGCCTCGTCGGCGTGATGATGGCCGCGCTCAGTTCCACCACCACCTACGGGTGGGTGCAAGTGTCCGGTGCGGCGGTGGCGAAGTCCGCGACGGCCGCCGCTGGTGCCACGGTGTACCTGACGGCGACGGCGGGCACGGTGGATGACGCGGTGGTGGCCGGAGACATCGTCTACGGCGCCAACTACGCCACGGCGGACGGTACGCCGTCGGCCGGTCTGGCGGTGCTCTCGCTCTCGTACCCGAGCTGCGCGGACACCGACAACGCCTAGCAGCACACCCGGGCGCCGCGCCAGCGAGAGGCGGCGCCCTTCTCGCAGCACAGAGGGAAGCGATGCGCGATTTCGACGTTCTCGGAGAGGGCAGCACGGCAAGCAACCTCTTCGTCCAGTTCTACAGCCACCCCGTGCAGAACGAGGCGAAGTCCGCCGAGGCGGGCCGTCCTGTCTTCGAGGATGTGGACTACATTCGCATTCAGGTGCCGGGCGACAAGACGACGCGCATCGAGAGGCCCGTACGCCCCGACGACGTCCGGGCCCACCGGATCGCGCACGAGGCGTACAAGGCCGGCAAGGAGGCCCCCACCTCCGGCACCCCGCTGAAGGAGTGGCCGGCGGCCACCCGAGCCCAGGTGGAGGAACTCGCCTACTTCAAGGTGTACACCGTGGAGCACCTCGCCGGATTGTCGGACGGCAATGCGCAGAACCTCGGCCCCATCCTCGCCCTCCGGCAGAAGGCCCGAGACTTCCTGGAGGCCGCAAAGGCCACTGCGCCGATGGCCTCGCTCCGCGCGGAGTTGGAGCGAAAGGACGCGGAGTTGGCGGCCCTTCGTGCCCAGATGGCGAAGATGAACGAGACGCTCGAGCGTCTCGACAAGAAGGGCAAGGGGTAGTCCATGGGCTACGAGACGGCTGCCTCCATCATCAGCGATGTCGCGGTTGAGGTTGGCCTCTCGGACCCGGGGGCTGACCCAGTCGCCTCCACGGATGACAACGTGAAGCAGTTGGTGCGCCTGCTGACGGCGGCTGGGCGCGCCATCCTCCGGGACTACACCTGGAGCCAGTTTCGCAAGCAGGCAGAGGTGACGCTCGAAGACGGCATTGCCACCTACTCCCTGCCCTCCGACTTCCGCCGCGTCATTGACCAGACGGCATGGGACAGGACGAGTGACCTGCCGCTAGGCGGCCCCGTGTCCTCGCAGCAGTGGCAGGCGCTTCAGGCCCAGTCCGCTGGCGGCGTGGTGGACACCTATTTCCGGGTGTTGGGTGGCGACATTCAGGTGACGCCCACGCCGACGTCGACGCGCTCCGTCTTCCTCGAGTACGTCTCCAACTACTGGGTGGCTGCCACCGGCAACGCCGCACCCACGGCGGACCGGGTTTCGGCCTCCACGGACGTCGTGTGGCTGGATCCATACCTCGTCAGCCGCAAGGTGCGCGTGCTCTTCCTGGAGGCCAAGGGCTTTGACTCCAGCGCAGCCCGCGCGGACTACGAGCGCGCGTGGGATGCGGCGGTGAGCGCCGACTCGGCCGCGCCCGTCCTCTCCCTGTCGCAGCGGGCCGCCGGCTTTGGGCGCTTGCTGGACAGCGTGAATGTCCCGGACACTGGCTTTGGGGGCGTCTGATGGCTACGCCGCGCAGTCGTCGCCCGCCCTCTCCGCCCTCCGTCCAGTCGTACCACGTACCCGCGCCCACCGGCGGCCTCAACACCGTGTCAGCGGGGCTCACCATGCCGGCGCTGGATTGCGTGTCCGCCGTCAACCTCATTTCGGCCGAGAACGGCCTGCGCGGGCGCTTCGGCTACCGCGAGTGGTGCACGGGCCTGACGGGCACCACGACGGACGAGGTGCGCAGCGTCCTGCCGTTTTCTGGAAGCACTCCGGCCTCGGGAAAACTGTTCGTCACCACGGAGTCCAGCATTTGGGACGTGTCCGCGTCGAGCACTACGCCGCCGGACGTCTACACGTTCGCCACCCCTACGGGCCTATCCGGGCACGGCAACTCGGCGGTGTTCGTCACAGCCGCTGGCCACTTCCTTCTGTACTGCGATGAAGCCAACGGGCTCCACGTATACTCGGAGAGTGGTGCGTCCTGGACGGCTGTGACGCAGGGCACGGGCCCGACGCAGATTGACGGCTTCAACCCGGCTCGCGCCGCCTTCGTCGCCGTCTTCAAAAACCGTGTGTGGCTGGTGGAACGGGACACGGCTGACGCGTGGTACCTGCCCGTCGGGCAAATCTACGGCACCGCCACCCGCTTCCCATTCGGCACGGTGTTCCGCGAGGGCGGGGCGCTGGTGGGGCTGTGGAACTGGACGTACGACGGCGGAGCGGGGCTCGATGACTCGCTTGTCGCCATTTCGAGCGGTGGGGATGTGGCGGTGTACCAGGGGACGGATCCGGCCTCGGCAAGCGCCTTCGGGCTGCGCGGCGTGTGGCAGATAGGGACGCCACCCTCCGGCCGGCGCATCGCCTCCACGTACGGCGGGGAGCTGCTGCTTCTGTCGCGGCAGGGACTCATCCCGCTGTCACGGCTGGTGGTTGGCGCTATCGGCTCGGCGGAGTACGCCACCGCGAAGATTGCCAACCTCATCAACCGCATCATGCTGGAGAAGGCCAGCCTTCGTGACTGGGGCATTGTGCTGCACCCCGAGGACAACGCGCTACTGTTGTTGGTGCCGAAGGGGACGGGCAGCACTACCCTGCAACTCGCGCAGTCCTCGGCGTCGCGAGGATGGTTCTCCTATACGGCGCTTCCCATCCTGTCGGCCAACGCGTGGGAGGGGCGCCTATACTTCGGGACGGACGACGGGCGAGTGTGCGTCAACACGGGCTACCTCGACGCCGTGCCTCTCGCTGACCCCAGCGCGTATGATCCCGTCGAGTGGAGCGTCCTCGGGGCCTTCAGCAACCTGGGCTCTCCGCGCCAGAAGCGCGTCAGTTCGATTCGGCCGCTCCTGCTTTCCGACGGCGTCACGCCCTCCTACGTGGCAGCGGCGCGCTTCGACTACAACCAAGCGGAGATTGACGCGGTGGAACTCGTCCTCACGGGGGACGGAGCGCTTTGGGACACCGCCGTATGGGACGAAGACGTTTGGGGCGGCGCCGCAGCCCCGGCGTACGCCTCTTCCGGCGCCAGCGGCATGGGCGTCAACGTCGCGGTGGCGATTCGCGGCACCTCTATTGCCCGGACGGTGCTGGTGGGCGTGGATGTGGCCTACACGCAAGGCGGGTTTTTCTAGTCATGGTGACTGCCGCCAACTGCTTCCGGTGGCTTGCCGAGCGCACTGGCTATGCGCCCAGCGGCGACGCCCGGTGCCTCGCCTCCGTGCTGCCCTCGGGGCGCGTGGCGGGCATGGTGGTGCTCGACGGTTGGACGCCGGCCGCCGCCTCCATGCACGTTGCCCTGGAGGCCCCGGCCGCGTGCCGTGGCCTGCTCCGCGAGTCCTTCCGTTACCTCTTCCTTCAGGCGGGACGCGAGGTGGCGCGTGGCGAGGTGCGCGCCGGAAACGTCCGCAGCCTGGGTCTCGCCCGACACCTCGGCTTTCGAGAGGTGTATCGTGTCCAGGGCGGATGGACGGCGGGTGAAGATGTGGTGGGTCTGGAAATGCGGCGCCACGAGTGCCGCTGGCTCTGAGGTGACGAAATGAATGGTGCACCCCCTCCGCCCAACTACACGGGCGCGGCGCAGCAGCAGGCGAACCAGCAGAACGCGCTGTTGAACCAGCAGACGCAGGCCAACCGCCCCAACCAGTCCAACCCCTACGCCTCGGTGGACTGGCAGCAGGGGCCTGACGGGCAGTGGAGCCAGAACACCTCTTTCGCCGGCCCCATGGGGGACCTGAACGCGAGCCTCCAGCAGCAGGCCGCCACGGCCATGGGCACGCCTTTCTCGCTCGACGGGTTGTCGCCCCTGACGGACGGCGCAGCGGCGAGAGACCAAGCCATTGCCGCCGCCTACGGCCAGTCCACCTCTCGGCTGGATCCGCAGTGGGCTCAGCGCGAGAATGAGACTCGCTCTCGCCTGCTGGGCCAGGGCCTCGCGGAGGGCTCGGAGGCATACAAAAGCGCCATGGCCTCACTCGGGCGTGAGCGCAATGACGCCTATTCGTCCGCGATGAATTCCGCCATCGGCCAGGGGACGTCGGCCGGAAGCGCCCTCTTCAACCAGTCCATGGCGACGCGGCAGCAGGGGCTTGCCGAGGCTCTCCGGCGGCGCGGGCAGGCATTCGGCGAGATTCAGCAGATGCAGGGCCTTACCTCCATGCCGGGTTTCATGGGCGCTGGACAGGGGCAGACGCCGGACCTTCTCGGAGCCATGGGCATGCAGGATGACGCTCAGTGGCGCCAGTACCTCGCCAACCGGCAGAACACCACGGACGCCATTGGTGGTGGCATGCAGGTGCTGGGAGCGGCTGCCCAGTTCCTCCCCTTCTTCCTCTCGGACGAGCGGGCGAAGACGGACATTGTCCGCCTGCCCGCCGAGGCCCTCCCCGGCGTGCCGCTGGCCCGCTGGCGGTACCGGCCGGAGCACGGCGACCCGTCCGTGCTCTACGTCGGCGTCGTCGCTCAGGACCTTCAGCGAATGGCCCCGGAGTGCGTCCGCGCCCGGGGTGACGGCATGCTGGAGGTGCACCCCACCTTCGCCCCGAGGGCTCTCTAATGGCCTACTCCCCGGACCTTCTCGCCAAGGTGCTCGGCCTGGGCGGGCTGGATGACCGAGAAGCGCGGCTTCAGCAGCAGATACAGCGCGCGGCAGCTCTCCGGCGACCGAGCGGACAGCAGCGCTCCACCCCACTCGGCGCGGCCCTCGGAGGCCTCGCGGACGTGGGCAGCACCGTTGCGGGTGGCCTCATGGAAGCCCGTTTCGGCCGCGAGCTCGCCGACGTGGGACAGCAGCGCGTTGCCGGCAGGCAGGCATTCCTGGAGGGCGTGACGGGCGCGGAGCAGCGCGGGAAGCAGGACGAGACGGCGGCGCTCCTCTCGCAGCGTCCCTTTGTCCCCATGGCCACGGACTACAACGCCCAGAGCCTCTCCATGCGCGACGCCACGGCGCGACAGGGAGCGCAGCAACGCGGCCAGGACGCACAGAGCCTCGCCCTCCTCTCGGGGGACCCGGCGCTGCGCGACTGGGCTCGGGCGCAGGGGGGCGAAGACGGCGCGGGCCTCGCCCTGCGTCAACAGGCGTTGGAGCAGAGTGGCCAGCGGCTGGCGCTCGCCCAGGCGTCCGAGACGCGCAAGGCGGGCCTCTTGGAGCGCTCTCTCGGGCTCCGCGAGCAGCAGGCGAGGACGGGTGCCGAAGCCGCCGCGCGCAAGGCCGCCGAAAAAAAGACGCTGGATTCACTCCGCATGGAAGAGGGGCTGCGCAAGGAGGTGATGGGCAACCCCGTCACCCGCCAATACTTGGAGGCTCAGGTGGCCTTCGACAAGGTGCAGCGCGCGGCTAGCGATCCGAGCGCGGCGGGCGACTTGGCCCTCATCTTCGGCGTAATGAAGACGCTGGACCCGGGCAGCACCGTGCGCGAGGGCGAATTCGCCAACGCCCAGAACGCTGGCGGCATCGATGACCGCGTGGTGTCCACCTACAACCGCATTCTCCAGGGCCAGCGTCTCTCTCCCGAGCAGCGCTCGGACTTCGTACGCACTGCGCGCGGCCAGTTCGACGCCCACCGGAGCGCCTTCGAGAAGTTTGTCGGCGGCTACCGGGGCGTGACGGAGCGCTCCGGCGCGGACTTCCGCAACGTCCTCCCCCTGAGCCTCGGGGCACCTGTCCCGGGGCCCGCCCCTGCCAGCGCCCAGGCGGCCCCACAGGCCCGTCCGACACCCGCAGCACAGCCCCCAGCCATGTCCCCGGAGGACGCGGCGGCTCTGGACTGGGCGCAAGCGAACCCCAATGACCCGCGTGCCGCGCAGATTCTCCAGCGCCTCGGAGTCCAGTGATGGCTACCGCACCCTTCGACCCGGACGCGTACCTGAAGGCGCGCCAGTCCTTCGACCCGGACAAGTACCTCTCCAAGGCCGTATCGCCCCCTCCCTCAGTGGACCCCGGCGAGACGTTCGTCGGCCGTGGTGTGCAGGCCATTCCCCTCGGAGGCCCCCTCTCCGACGTCCTGGCGGCCACGCTCCTCCAGAGCGCCCGGAGCCGGCACTCGCGCGCCACCCTGACGAAGGAGGCCAAGTCCGAGTTGGAGGCCATGGGCGAGACGGTGCCCGAGGGCGTCAGCTTCCTCGACGAGTACCGGGACGTGCGCGACAGGCGCAAGGAGCGCACCGAGGCGGGAGCGGAGCAGAACCCCAAGGCCGCCATGGCCGGCACCGCGACGGGTGTTGCCGCCTCCATTTTCGCCCCGCTCCCCAAGGCCACTGTGGGCAGCGGTGCGAAGGGCCGCCTGCTCTCCGCGAGCCTCACGGGCGCGGCCTACGGGGCCGAGAATGCCCTCAGCAACGGGGAGGCGGACCTGACCCGGGGCGAGGTGCCCACGGCGGCCAAGGAGGCGACCCAGGGCGCGCTGCTGGGCGCGGGACTGGGCCTCGTCGGAGGCGCGGTGGGCGAGGGTGCTCGCTACGCGGCCCCTCTCTTCCGGCGCGTGGCCCTCCAGCAGGGCAAGCAACACCTCCAGGGAGGAAGCGACATGCAGGCCGTCAACCGGCGGCCCCTCTCGGATGAGGCCGTGGAAGAGGTGTTGCAGCGCGGCGGCATTCGCCCGCTGGCGACAGTGCAGGGCACCGCTCCACGAGTGGAGGCACTCGCTCAGGAGCAGGGCCGCATCTACGGCCAGATCGTCGAGGAGTTGGAGGCTCGTGGCGTCCAAGGCCCGCGCGTGAAGGAACTCGCGGATGATCTGTACGAGCGCTACCTCCGCGACTTCAACGCCAGCAGCGGCGACAAGGGCCCGGCCAACGTCTTCCGCGAGGAGGCGGAGAACGTCCAGCGGATCGCCTACCCAGGCCCGCGTGGCGACGCGGTGCGCGTGACGGACGGGGTGGAGGGGCCGCCCGTGGTGGAGGGCCCCCAAGCGCCTCGCCTCCGGCTCACCCAGGCCGAGGACGTGAAGCGCTCGCTACAGGAACGCGCCAAGTTCGAGAAGCGCAACCCCACCGGAAAGGAGGACAACCTCCGCGAAGCTTCCGCCATGGTGCGGCAGGCGAACGAGGACGCGATTGCCAACGCGGCCATGCGCCCTGGGGTGGACCCTCGCATTCAGGAGTTGAACGCCCAGTTCGTCCCCCAGAAGGGCATCGTGGGGCGGCTGCTGGAGGCCGAGGAAGCCGCCTCCCGAGGCGCGGCGAAGGCGGAGCAGCGGAGTCCCATCAGCCTGAAGGACAACCAAGCCGGCGCGGCGATTGCCACGGCCTCGGGCATGCCGTTCCTGTACTGGCCGACGGCGCTGGCGAATAGCGCGGTGCGGAACCGCGCATCTTCTACGGCCGCCGTGGAGGCGTACACGCTGGCCGAGGCCCTGCGCAGCGGCCGCGCCGGGGCCAACATCGCCCGTGGGCTGGAAGGCGCCGCAGAGCCCTCCATGGACGCCGCCCGGGACTACGCGGACGAGAACGCGGATGACGCCACCCTCAGTCCCCTTGCCGCCGCGCTTCTGCGCGCGCTGCGCCGCACCCCCAAGAAGAAGGACTAACCCATGCCTCGCAACACCGCTGGTACGTACTCGGCGCCCATCTACCCGTTTCAGACGGGCACCACCATCCGAAGCGACGACGTCAACGCCTACTTCGGAGACCTGGGCAGCGAAATCACCACGAGCCTCTCGCGCAACGGGTACGGGGCCATGCTGGCCCAATTCAAGGCGCACCCGGGCACCGCGCCAGCACCGGGCATCAGCTTCAGCAGCGATCTTGCGAGTGGCGTTTACCTCGCGGCGGCTTCTGACGTGCGCATGGCCGTTGCCTCCACGGACGTGATGAAGTGGACGGTGTCGGCGCTCACTGTCTACCCCAACGCCACCTTCAGCGGGACGCTCGCCGTCACGGGCAACACCACCCTCTCCGGCACCCTCGCGGTGACGGGCGCCAGCACCCTGACGGGCAACGTGTCCACCTCCGGCACGGTAACGGCTTCGGGCACCGGCGCGTCCTCCGTGGGCGGGGCCCTCTCCGTGGCGGGGGCGCTCTCCACCAGCGGAGGCGGGGAAACGTTCAGCATGAAGCCCGGCCCGTCCGACAGGGCATTCATGGGCTTCTACCCGCGCACCTCGGACCCCAACACGCGAGGCGGCATCCTCGGCTTCAACACCGCCGCGAGCGATGACATATACCTCGTCAATGAGCGCTCGGGCGGCTCCATTGGGATCGTCCCGGGGTCCGGCGGGCGGGTCATCACCGAGGGGTGGATCCGCTTCGACAACCCCTCCAGCCCGGCGAGCACGACGCCCTTGAAGAACACCATCACGCCGACGAACGTTACGAAAGCGTGGGGGGTGTTCAGTACCAACGGGATCGGCGGTGTGAGCACGGTTAGCGGCTTCAATGTTGCCAGTTCCGCCATCACCGCTGGGAACCTCGTCATCACGTGGGCGCAGGCATTCGCAGACAGCAACTACGCGGTTTCCATCGCCTCGGATGCCGGCGGCGTCCATTTCCGCGTATCCGCGCAGTCGACGACGAGCATCACGATCGACTGCTTTGAATTTAGCGCCCCCACTACGCCGGGAGGCTACGTCGACACCTCATTGGCCACTGGCGCCCGGCGAATTCACGTCATGTGTGTGGGCGAACAGTAGCGGTCATGGCGCCTCAACGATGAGGACGTGGGCGAGGTCGACGGACGTGCACGTGATGTACTCGCCGAACAGCGAAATGCTGAGGCTAGAGATCGGTGTCCGGACGTCTGCGGCGGTGAACAGCAACCCGGCCTCGGGGCAACTGGGCGTTGTCGTGGGCATCGGGCACCACACTTGGCCGCTCCACGACGGGGCGCCAGAGGACTCCGGCACCTCGATGCTCCCAGACCCATCCGGGCACACACCTTCCAGCCGAAGCCTCCCGTCGATGCGGTAGATCGAGACCTCCGGCCCGGGAACCGGCGTCCCCGTGCCAGAGGCACCGCCCGCCCCGATTTCAACGGTCCGCTCCGTCGCCGTCGTGGCCACCAATTCCGGTCGCTGGCCGCTCGGCGCCTCCATGCCCACGCCACACGCCGCCAGGAACAGCACCGCAACAACGGAAAGTTGCGCAAACATGTGTTTCCTCCCTTGAGCGGCCACCTCTGGCCGCAAGGATAGTGTCGCGAGGAGCGCCGCGTAGTTGCGGTCTCTCTCGCCGAGTGAGAGCGCTTTGTGTCACAACCAGAGCGTCGCGCTACATCCTCTGGATTCCGTATGAACAAACACGGGACAGCGGTGTTCAGTGTCTGTCTAGGCGCGCGGAAACCGTCTGCCAGCAAACGGTCCCGTGGTACGCTGGGAGGATGATCAAACACGTACTCTGGCTGTGTCTCCTCCTGCTCCCCGTCACCGCCACGGCGGGGAGCATCACCACCACCACCTGCACCGCGTCCGTGACGACGGGGTGCGTCACACTGGACTTGTCGGCTTCCTCCTCGGCCGGCTCAGCCGTGGCCACCGTCTCCGGCACGTGGGCCGGCACCCTCCGCTTCGAGGGCTCCACCACCAGCACGGGCACCTACAACGCGCTGCGCGCCTACCCAGTGGGCGGCGGCTCCTACGCCTCCGAGACGAGCGCAAACGGGGCGTGGTTGGTGGCGACGGAGGGCATGGTGTACGTGCGCGCCCGAGCCACCTCCCTTGAGTCCGGGACTGCCGTGGTGGTGTTGCAGCCCTCCTCTCAGCCCGTGGTGCCGGACGTCGTGCGCGTCGTGGGCAGCACCTTCGGAGAGGTGGCCGTTTCCGGTACGGTGACGCTCTCGGACACCACCGTGTCAGCGCTCGGGCCGCAGGCGTGCACCAATGGGCGGGCGCGGAGGCTGGGCATAGGCTCCACGCCGGAGGCCGTCCCGGCGGACTTGCCGGACGGCGGCAACGGGGCCATGCCCGGACGGACGATGCTCCTCCTGCAAGACCCCGACGCCAACCACAGCATCGCCTGTTCGTTGGACCCGGGTGACGGAGGGGTGCCTGACTGCGCCGTCCCCGGCTTCGGCTTCACCCTCATCCCCCGGGCACCCCACGTCGCGCTTCCACTCGGCGACGCGGACCGGTTGCTGTGCGTGGCCTGCACCGGGAGCTCCGTGGCCCTGGAGTACCTGGAGCGCTCCTGCGCGCGGTAACTCGCCGCCCTGCCCGAAGTCGTGTAGCCTGAGCGCGGCCGCGTCCACGGGATTGCACGCGGCTGCCGTACCTCGGGGGCTCCGCTACGGCGGGGCCCTTCGCATTTTGGGGCGTGCCTACCTTCTCGTCATGGCGAGACTCAAGGAACTCACCACCGTCTACCTGGACCCGGGCGTTTTGGACGCGCTCAGAGACCTAAGCGCCAGAACTGGCGTACCCATGGCTGCCTACATCCGGGCAGCCCTAAGGGAGTGGCTTGAGAGAAACTGGGCCGGGCGCGGTCTCGACGACGAGATGGAGGCGATCCCATGCCCGTCGTGACCCAGCAGGACGTCCGGGTCTGCTATTTCTTGCGCGGGGGCGGGAGAAATTCGTCCCGTTCCTCTGGCGTCATGGGTTGGCGCTCGACGCGTACGGATGGCAGCGCGGCCTCGGCGCTGCACACGTCAACCCGAACGGCGGGCTCCCCGCCCTTCTCCTGGGCGTATTCCCACCGGACGAGCGGGGAAGCGTCATCCACCTTCAGCCACGTCGCCACGCCGTCACGTACGGACTTCAGGGCCCCGCGCAGGTTGTCGTCGTCCAAGGCCCGAGGCGCCACCCGCGTGAGTGTCACCACAAGCAGCGGTCCGCTCGTCCACGGTGGACACTTCGCGCGCGCCGCCCGCTTCTGTGCGTCCGTGCGCTTCGCCTTGACGGCCCAGTGCTCTCTCAAGTTGCTGGTGGAAGCCGTCTTGACGGGCACCACGAAGGAGAGGGGCCTCACGTCGCGCGCTCCTTCAGGGCGTCCACGGCGGCGCACGCATTCGTCAGCCGCGCCCACGCGTTCGTCGATGCGTCGCCGGCCACCATCTCACAGGCAGTCTCGTACACTTCCCTGAGCGCCTCGACCTCGGCGAGCAGCGCGGCGCCGGGGTGGGCTGCGCTCAGGGCCGCGTCCAACTCAGGAAGGCGCTCCAACGGGCACCGGCACTCCGGCGCTGTGTCCGTCTCCTCGTCGTACTCACACGCCTCGGCATGGCTGAACATCACCACGCGAGCGCGAACCGCGCGGACCCGGTCCAGCAGCGCCGCGTTGTCCGCCTCGGCGAGCTCCGCACGCTCCTTCAGGCGGCCCACGTACGTCTTCGCCCTATCGAACGTGTCCGCCATTCGCTTCGCGGCGGGTTGGTCCGTGCGCGCATGCAGTGCCAGTCCCTGCACGATGACGGCTGACGCTCGGGCCCACTCCAAGTCCGGCAGCCCCTGCACGCGCGCCAGTTCTGCGCGGGCCTTGGTCAATTCCTTCTCGGCACGCTCGGCACGGTCGAGCGCATCGGTGCACTCGTCGGCCTTCCGCTCGTAGGCGTCGCGGTTCTCGTCACGCTCAGCCAGCAGCGCCCGAATGGCCTCGGCCGCTTCGGGGTCCCCATCCCGCTCGGCAAGGGCAGCCCACGTCCGCACCTTCTCGTCCTGCTCCGGTGTCATTGCTTGTCTCCCTGCCAGCGAAAGCCTGCGCATCCCGGGGCTGCGTTGGGCGGAAGGTCGTCGTGGTCTCGCGCCACGCGCCCGCACTGGCACCGAGAGGTGGGCGGAGGGGCCTGCTCGCTCCCGTCGTCCTGCATGGCGCGGATGGCTCGCGCTTCGCTCTCCCACTGCTCGGCCAGTTCGTGATGTTCCAAGCGGAGTTTCTCGTTGCTGGTCTCGTCGGCCGCCCTGCGGTGCTCTGACGCCCTCTTGTCGTACCGGCCCGCCGCCTTCTCCTTCGCCGCCCGGAAGCCCTCGGCGCGGGCCTCCGCTCGGGCTGCCTCTGTCTTCGCGCGTAGATAGCGCTCGCGCGCCGTCTCGTCTTTGCTGGCGTCCTCCATGTTGGCGCGCCACGCGTCAACCAAGTTCTGCACCTCGTCACTCATGCGTC